GTAGGTTTAGAAGATGCTCGCCTTGTATATTGGGATGACTACTACCTCATAGGCGTTAGGCGCGACACTACAACTAACGGCGTAGGTCGCATGGAGAAAAGCAAAGTATCCATAGACAAAAACGCTTGGACTATCAAAGAGATTTCCCGCGAGCGCATAGAAGTTCCATCACAGTCATATTGTGAGAAGAACTGGATGCCAATTACCGACAAGCCTTTTCACTTTGTTAAATGGCATAGCCCGCTTGAAGTAATGAAGGCAGAAGGCACAATGGCAGAGCAGGTATCGCTCAAGCAAGGCGTACAGCCTTCTCAAGACCAGCGTGGCGGTTCTCAGCTTATCCGTTGGGGTAGCGTGTATATCGCTATTACTCACGAAGTAGATTTATTCAAGAATTACCTTATACAAAAAGATGGCATTTATCGCCACAGACTTTGCGTGTATGACGATGACCTAAACCTTGTTGGCATATCGCCTGAGCCGTTTAGCTTCCTAGATGGTCGAATTGAGTTTTGCGTAGGCGCTGCTGAGTATGAAGGCGATCTACTTGTGTCGTTTGGCTTTCAAGATAATGCCGCTTTTGTGCTTCGTGTTCCTCGCGCTATTGTTGAGGACATGATTGCTGAGGCGCTATGAGTATTGAAGCCCTTATTGTAGATTTATCGCATGACCCTTTTAGCCCTGAATTAAACTTTCAAGTTGCTCAGGCATACGATAAAGAAAAGCAAACAGCGAGCGCAGTATCGTTCTATTTAAGAACGGCTGAGTACGGCAAGGATTCACACCCTAGCCTTGTTTATGTGTCACTTCTTAAACTTGCTAAATGTTTTGAGGAGCAGAACGACAGACTGCACACAGTTTCCAACTGCATCCTTCAAGCGGTCAGCTACTTGCCTTATCGCCCTGAAGCGTACTTTTGGATGGCTAGGTTTCACGAACGCCAACAAAATTGGCAAGAGTGTTACACATGGGCGCGTATGGGTAGCAATCAAGCTATTAACACACCACTTCCTGATGATGTTGATTATCATGGGACATATTGCCTAATGTTTGAGCGGGCCGTATCTGCTTGGTGGATTGGTCGCAAAGACGAATCCGTTAGCACATTTCAGCGATTACTTGAGATGGATATAGCGCCTGAATACCGCCAAGCGGTTGAAGATAACCTTGCCCGTATTATTTGACATAGGTGCTAACAGGGGCGATGCCACAGTTGTAGGTGTAGCTTTAGGCTACAAAGTAATTGCCATAGAACCTTCACGGATGTATCGCGAGTTAGTCAAAAATTTTATCTACAACCCAAATGTCATACCGCTTAAATACGCCGTATCTGATAAAGACTATGAGCGCGTAGAGTTTTACGAAGCAGCCGAAGATGGGTTAAGTACCCTCAATAAAGACTGGTTAACTTCAGACACAATGCCATATAACGGCAAACAATTTTGGATTACGCAAGCTACAACAATCACGCTAGACACCTTGGCTAATAAGTACGGTGAGCCTGATCTCATCAAGATAGATGTTGAAGGCGCTGAATGGTCAGTATTCAAAGGTATGACCCGCAAAATGGGCATAATCACCTTTGAGTGGACATACGCCACTGTTGCTGAACACAGCAAGCAATTAGATTACCTAGCCTTACTTGGCTACACAGAGTTTTCAATTCGGTTCATTGAAGATCATCTTGAATTTCCACCTGATGATGGTTGGTTGCCGATTGATTTTGCAAATTTATTACAAGAACAAATTGATGCCCGCGCAAAAGCATGGGAATCGCATGAATGGAAAGTAGCAAACCTACGCCCGACAGCAGATGTTGGGATGATTTGGGTTCGATAACATAAGGAGAAACTATGGGTCTGCTTGACCGTATCGCTGCGCGAGTAGCGGCAGAGATTACTAAAGCCCCAACACTCCCAACTGGCTCAGTTGCGATGACAGAATCACAGATGCGTAATAGCTCTCTTGCTCAAAATCAAGGTTTTGGCACACAAGACCCACTTCCACGCGATTCTAATATTGCCAATGTGCCGTTCTCTCCTGGCGTTCCTTTAGTTCCAGGAGCAATTAACCCTCTTGGTGAAAGAGGTCGCCCAGACCCACGCCGTTATGAATTTCTTGTTGCTCAAAACATCAATATCACTGAAACACGCCTTGTTCCTTTTAAGACACTTCGCGCTGCTGCTGATCAAATTGATATTTTGCGCCGTTGTATTGAAGTATTAAAATCTAAAATTGCTGCTCTTGACTGGGATATTGTTATCTCAGATTCAGCAAGCGAAAAAATTATCTCTGAAGCAGGTGGCAATCACCTACAAGCAATGGATGCTGCTCGCACAAAATTTTCACCAGAAATTGATCGTTTAGTTGATTTTTGGAAAATGCCAGATGTTCAAGAAGGTTTGACATTTACTGACTGGATTAAGCTCTGTTTAGAAGAAATCCTTGTATTGGATGCATGGGCTATTTGGCCTCAAAAGACAGTTGGCGGAGATTTACTAGGTTTTAAGGTGCTAGATGGTTCAACTATCAAGCCACTTATTAACGATCTAGGTTTTCGCCCAACCCCAGAACAAGGTCCTGCTTACCAACAGATTCTTTACGGCTTCCCTCGTACAGAATTTGGTATAACAGACGATTCACCTGAAGCAGACGGAGAATTTACATCTGATCAGTTGATTTACAACATTATGAACCGCCGTACATGGACTGTCTATGGATATTCTCCTGTTGAGCGTTCTTTGATGATTGCAGATATTTACTTACGCCGTCAGCAATGGATTCGCGCTGAATACACCGATGGTGTAGTTCCTGAGATGATTTTTGAAACTGATGCAACTTTTGGCAATAATCCTGAATTGCTTCGTGCATACGAAAACATTCTTAATGATGATCTTGCTGGACAGACAGAACAACGCAAGCGTGCTCGTATTATGCCAGCAGGACTCAAAGCAGTTCAATTACAAGGTTATGGCGAAAAGTTTAGCGACATATTTGATCATTACCTAGTAACTTCTATTTGCGGTCATTTTGGCGTACTTCCAACTGAAATTGGATTTAGTCAAAAAGGTGGAATGGGTTCAAGCGGTCATCAACAAGCTGAAGCAACAGCAGGACATCAACTTGGACTTGAGCCATTACAACACTGGCTTGGCAAAATCATTACAAATCTTTCCTATTCATATCTTGGTATGCCTCGTGAGCTTGAATTTAAGTTCATGGAAGCAGCTCGCAATGATACAAAGGAACAAGCACAGCGTGATGATGTTGAGGTTCGTAACGGTGGAATGACTCTTAATGAGCATCGCGCTGAAAATGGACAACCTCTTATTGACTCACCTGAAGCAGATATGCCAATGGTTGTTGCTGGTCAGTCTGTTTATCTCTTTACTCCAGATGGAATAGTTGCTGCTGGTACTTCTTTGGATGAAAATGGTGTTCAAGATAATGAGCCATCAGCTACAGAAGCTCCTAAGCCTACAAAGCCTGTAGAGGAAAAGCCTGTAGAGGAAGTTATTCCAGCAAAAGATGAAATGAAGACATTTATTCGTTACTTGGGTGGAAAAAATATTGACCGACCATTTAACTTTGAATATTTAGAAAAATTTGAGGGTGAAATCCTTAATAAATTTGTTGCTGATAATGATTTAGAAGCAGCACGGTTAAAAGCCGAAATTTACCTTAATTCATACTAAAACCAATAGGAGAAATAAATGGCACTAATCCAAACAAATAATACTGTAGGAACAACAGCGCAAATTGTGTTTACTATTCCAACAGGTAATCGCCAAAATATTCCTGTTTATATTGATAACTTGGATACTGCTGCCATTTGGATTGGCGATGCTGCGATTACAACATCTGGAGCAACACAAGGCATCAAAATTGCTGCCGCTGGCAATCGTCAGCTGTGGTTAAACTCAGGTGATCAGATTTACGCAATTTCAGCTGCAGGTACAGGTGCTGGTCTAGTAGTAGTAACAGCTTCGGTCTAAGGAGATAAACATGGATTTCACAACCTCGTATGCAGCCATTATCAAGGCAGATAAGCAAGAAGATGGCTCACTTATGGTGTACGGCAAGGCAACAGATGACAGTATTGATATGGACAATCAAATTTGCGATGCAACTTGGTTGGATTCAGCAATGCCACAATGGTTTAAGACTGGTGGCAATATCCGTGAACAACATTCAAGCATAGCGGCAGGAGTGGCTAAAGAATATGAAGCGAAAACTGATGGTCATTACATTACTGCTCATGTTGTTGACCCCATTTCTGTTAAAAAAGTGGAAGCGGGAGTTCTTAAAGGCTTCTCAATAGGCATTAAGTCCCCACGCGTTGTGCGCGATACCAAGGCAGCCAATGGTCGCATCATTGATGGTCAGATCATTGAAATCAGCCTGGTGGACAGACCTGCTAACCCAAACGCAAAGCTCATCATGGCTAAAAGCGTTGAGGGCGAATCTTCACTTATTCAGGTTGAAGAACTACATGAATACTCAGCACCGCTTCCAAGCGAAATTGCCAAAGCAATAGCTCCTCGCAAAAACATTGTAGAAGCAATCAAGGCGGTTAAACCTGATAGCGTGAAGTTTAATCAAGTAGCTTTTGATAATGCTCGCGCTGCTGTTGCTCAACTTATTCAAGTTGAAGCAAAAGAAATGGAAACAGGCGCAGATGAATCATATTCCCTTGGACAACTCATAGAGGTAGCAAATCACCTTATGGCTTGGTACGCAGGGGAACAACAAGAGGGAGAAACTATGTCAGAAACAATCGAAATGTCTGCTGCGGCCGACACGGTTAAAGAGCCTGATACAACCGCAGGGTGCGATTGTACTGGCTGTGCTAAATGCGCCGCTGCTGGCGGTTGCAAAGAAAAAATGTGTAAAAGTTGCACTAAGAGTGAACATATGGATACTGAAAAATCCGAAACACTTGATAAGTGCTTAGAATGTGGTTGCCACAAGCCATCAGAAACGCATGGTCGTTCTGATGTATCAACTGCTCAAATTGTTACACCTGAACAGGGTGCTGGCTCAGAAAAATCTGCTGATGCTGATGCAACTGTTGAAGAGGTTGTAGCTGAAGAAAAAACAGAAGAAGTTGCTGTTGAAGCAACCGAAGAAGTTTCTGCTGATGATTCAGCAGAGAAAACCCTGCTTAGTGATGACACCGTAAATGCCATCATTGAAAAGGCCGTGTCTATGGCTACGGAATCTGTGAAAGCAGAAATCGGACTTGCTAAGGCTGCATTAGAGGCAGCAGAGAGCAAGGCGACTTCGCTTGAAACCGAACTAGCACAGGCTAAATCAGCAGCGGTTGGAAATGGACCAAAGCGTTCATCAATCGCAGCAGGTAAAACCCAAACTGATAATCTGCTTGTAAAAGCTGCCGAGTTTAATGCTAAGGCTGCTCGTACAACAGACTCCGTACTCGCTAAAGGCTACCGCGAAATCGCTAACGATTTAATCGCTAAAGCCTCACAGAGCGAATAATAAAGAAAAGGAAACCAAACATGGCCCAACTGCCTAAAGCAACAGACCTGTTTGCAGATGCTACTGATGCTAAGTCATCAGCAGTTCGCATGGAAGAATATGTAGAAGTTCTAGGAAAGTCACTTTCTTCTTCTACAAATACACCAGGCGTATCTGCTCCAGTTGATGCAACAGCACAACTAGAAGCACTTGCAGCAAATAAGTCAATCTCACCTGATGCTCTTGGAGCATTGAACAGCGCTCTTGCTGCTCAACGCCAAGCTCAGGCTGACATCGTCAAGGATATTTCTTTGACAGTTCCATTGTCATCATCTTTTGCAGCCTTCGATCTAGAAGCACCTGCAAAGCTCTTGACACCACGCCCAACACCACTTCGTAACAAGATTGCCCGTAAAAAGGGAGTCGGTACCTCTCACCGCGTAAAGCGCGTGCTTGGTTACACAGGTACAGGTACAGGCGGAGTCGGAAACATCTGGCCAGGAATTACAGAAACATCAACAGCATCATTCGGTTCAATCAACTATGAGCGTGGACCAAAGATTAGCTATGCTGCTGACGATCTAATCCTTCCATACAACACCTACTCACTATCTGACAGCGTTTCATTCGATGCTAACTTCTCAGGCCTTGGATTCCAAGACCTTCGTCAGTTGTCATCAACTTCTACACTATACGCAACAATGCTTATGGAAGAGCGTATGCTCCTTATGGCACGCGGAACCGCTTCAGGTTACTCAGGCGTACTTGCTGCTCCTACAGTAACTGCAACCGCTGTAAACGCATCAGGTACACAAGTTGGACTTGCTGCTTCAACACAGTTCTTTATCTATGTTACTTCTGATGCTGGTTCATTTGGTGAGTCTGTTGTTTCAACAGTTCAATCTCCAACAACCTCTTCAGGTTCACA